GAAAGATAGTAGTCGAGCAGAACATAGAACGCTCACCTGCTGAAGTACCTGTAGAAGGTACTACCACTACAACTCGTCAATTAGTAGAATATCCATCAATAGATATTAGAGTTGAACCCATTTCTCCTAAAGAATTTCTTATAGACCCATCAGCTAATTCAATTAATGAGGCGTTAGGCGTAGCTCATGAAGTTATTAAACCTCGTTATCATGTAGTTGAAGGAATACTAGCAGGTATATATAGAGATGTACCTCTTGATGGTAGTTATGATACTGTTAAGTTTGGTTATGATTCTGAAATGAAACAAGCAGATGAATCAGATTCAGTCAAGATAACTGAATATTGGGGTAAAGTACCTAAGAGGTTCTTGAAACCCGGCAAGGATAAAGATGACTTTGAGTACACTAAAAAGGATACTCTAGTTGAAGCTGTAGTTACTATATGTAATGATGAATACATATTAAGAGTAGAACCTAACTTGTTCATCATGGAAGATAGACCATTTATTTCCTATCAACATGACATCGTACCTAATAAATATTGGGGAAGAGGTGTTTGTGAAAAAGGATATAATCCACAAAAAGCATTAGATGCTGAAATGAGAGCTAGAATAGACTCTCTAGCACTAACTACTACACCTATGATGGCTGCAGATGCTACAAGATTACCTAGAGGTGTTAAGTTTGAAGTTAGACCGGGAAAGACTGTACTAACTAATGGTTCACCTAGAGAAGCTATTATGCCTTTGGACATGGGGAATACTGACCCAACTACATTTGACCAAGTAGCTAGTCTACAGAATATGATACAGATGGGTACAGGTAGTGCTGATGCTGCTAGAGGTGATAGAGAAACAGCTAGTGGTATGTCAATGATGCAAAGTGCTGCTATAAAGAGACAGAAGCGTACTTTGATGAACTTCCAAAATACTTTCCTTATTCCTTTGATACAGAAATCAATGTGGAGAAAGATACAGTTTGATGTAGATAGATACCCAGTTAATGATTATAAGTTCATACCTTATTCTACTATGGGAATCATGGCTAAAGAGTTAGAAATGCAGCAAATGGTACAGATGTTACAATCTATGCCTAAAGATTCACCTGCATTTAATGTAATTTTACTGGCGATGTTCCAGAACTCAAGTATTCATAACCGTGACCAGATTGTACAAGCTCTAATGCAAGATGACCCAGAAGTTAAAGAATTGGAGAACATAGGAAATGAGTTACAAATACAGCAAGCTCAAGCTCAGATTCAGAAAACTCTAGCAGAAGCTGAAGAAGAGAAAGCTAAAGCAATTAAGTGGCAAGCAGAAGCTGCTCAAGCAGTACCTAATGAGATACAGGTTGAAGAATCAATCGTTAAATTACAGAAGGATGCTTTAGAGCTGGATAAACTTAAAGCAGATATAGCAAATCAACAATCTGAGACACAAAGAAATATTCCTGAAATGGAACATCTAAAGTCTGAGACAATTCTTAACTTAGCAAAAGCTAGAGAAGCAGGTTCAAAAGTAGCAGTTAATACAAGAGTTCAATAAATATGGCAAAAACTGACGAACAGTTTTTAAGAGATAGATTAGATATGTTTGAAACCGAAGGTTGGAGGGATTTGGTAGCAGACTTAAAGATTACTGAAGAGAATGTAAAAGATATACGCACTCTCGAAAGTGAGAAAGACCTTTGGCACGCTAAAGGTCAGTTGGATATTCTAAGACAGTTACATAGTCTAGAAGATGCAACTAAACTAGCGGTAGAACAATCCGATTCATAAGGACTCTACCTAATATAACTTCATAACCCGAAAGGGCGAGGACCAAGATATGAGTATAGTAGTAGATGAAGCACCTTCAACAGAAGGACAGATAACAGAAAATCAAGAAGTAGTAGAAGTAGAACAGGAAACTCAAGCGGATTATGATATCCAAGAAGAAACACAGCTTGAAGCAGAACAACCCGAAACTATTATTCCTGAGAAGTATGCTGGTAAGACACTTGAAGATGTTATTGAGATGCACCAAAATGCTGAAAAAGTATTGGGTAAGCAAGGATTAGAGGTTGGACAACAACGCAAACTAATCGATAGCTTGATGGCAACTCGACAACAAGCGACTGAACCTACTCCACCAAAAGAAGAACCAATCCCCTTCGAGGACCAGTTCTATGCTAACCCTGCTGATGCAGTTAACCTAGCTATAGAAAAACATCCCGATGTGATAAAGGCTAAAGAGACTAGAGTAAAACAGAATCAGGCATTGAATACAGCACAGTTAGAAGCTACTCATCCTGACTATGCAGAAATAGTGGAGAGTAAAGACTTTCAGGATTGGATTGGAGCAAGCAAGATACGACAAGAGTTATTCCGTACTGCTGATTCTTATGACTTTGAAGCTGCTAACGAGCTGTTTACTACTTGGAAACAACTTAACATGGCAAGTAAAACAGCAGAAGTTAAAGAAGCAGAGAAGACTAAGAGAAAGAAAGCATTACGAAAAACTAGCTCAGAAACACGCTCTTCAGGAGATTCTATAGGTGGAAAGAAGATTTACCGCAGGGCTGATTTAATAAACCTGCAGGTAACTGACCCTAGACGATACGAAGCTTTGTCGGATGAAATCCAACAAGCTTATGTAGAAGGTAGAGTCAGGTAAGTTTACTTATAATAAAGGAGAAGCAAAATGGCTTTAGGTTCAAACCAAGTCACGACTACTATCGCCAATAACTTCATTCCTGAACTATGGTCGGATGAAGTTATAGGTGCGTACAAGTCGAACTTAGTGGTTGCTAACCTAGTTACTAAGCTATCTCACAAAGGGAAGAAAGGTGATACGATTCACATTCCAGTTCCTGCGAGAGGAAGTGCAAGTGCTAAAGCAGCAAACACTCAGGTTACATTATCAGCAGCTACAAATAGTGTTGTAAATGTATCTATTGACCAGCACTATGAGTATTCAAAGTTAATTGAAGATATTGCAGAGGTTCAGAGCCTTGCATCAATGCGTAAGTTTTACACAGACGATGCAGGATATGCTTTAGCTACGCAAGTCGACACTAAACTTTTTTCTCTAGGTGAAGGTTTACAAGGCGGTACAGTAGGTGGTTCAGGTGCAGCTGCTTGGGAAACTGCGGTTATCGGTTCAAACGGTAGCACAGCTTACACAGGCAACTCAACCAATGCTGCTGATATTACTGATGCAGGAATCCGTAGAATGATTCTTACATTAGATAATGCTGATGTACCAATGGACAATCGTTCATTAATATGCCCACCAATTGCAGCTAATGATATGCTAGGAATCAACAGATTCACAGAACAGCAATTCATTGGTTCTGGTGATGCTATTAGAACAGGTAAGATTGGTCAAATCTACGGTGTAGATGTATTTATTACATCTAACGCACCTACCCCAGCAGGTACTGATAGAGCTGGAATGTTGCTACACAAAGATGCTCTAGTTCTAGCAGAGCAGCTTGGGGTGCGCAGCCAGACTCAATATAAACAGGAGTACCTTGGTGATTTATTCACTTCAGACACTATTTATGGTGTTGCTGAATTGCGTAATGATGCAGGTGTTGCTTTTGTTGTACCGGGCAGCTAATAGTAGTTAGTTAATCGTAACCCCTTCTAACGAGGGGGTTATTCTGAATTAATTAGAGGTAGTTATGCCTTTTTATGATTATCAATGTAAACATGGACATATCTTTGAAGAGTTATGTTCTATGTCAGATAGAAATAAAAAGAAAGATTGTCCTGAATGTGGTGAAAAAGGTGATGTCATTATGACAATTAATAAAGCTCGCCCTCATTTTGGAAACTTAGATACACAATGGAACATGAGAGAACGAAAGCGATTAAGCGAAACTGACAAGAAAGGTAACTATAGGAATAAATTTAGTGGACATATTTAAAGACAGTTGCGACCATGACTCTACAGAAAACTTAGAGTTAGAAAGGTTTAAAGCAAAACTTAGAGAGATTTGGACAAGGATGCTTGAGGAAACTTATGCTAAATATCCTGTAGAGGGTGTGTCCAAAGAACATTATATGGAACATAATGCAATTAAGTTTGCAGATGAACCAGAAATGGAAGATGAATTAGATAACTTAATGGCTATGCTTGATGAGTTATTAGACCCTAAAGAAGAAATAGAGGGCGTAAAGTCTGAAGGCAAAGCACCTACCTACAAAGGTGGTGGACTTAAATCAAATAACGAAAAAGGAAAAATAGAGGCAACAGTATATGAAGTTAATCACAAGGCTACAAAAACTCCAAGCGATTCTCGTTCTGGAGGTAAAGGTGGCTCGTATGAGGGTACGCCTAGCGGTAAAATCTCTCAAAAGAAAGATGCGAGGGTTATTAGAAGTTTCTCACCGATGGCTGAAAGTTTTAAAGATGAACTCAAAAGTTTAATAGAAAGACAGGCTATTGCTAAAAGACGACAGTTGTTTAGATAATGGCTATATTCTGGAAAAAGGCAAAGGCTCTGGCAATGTTAGCCAACAGAAGGCAATGGCAGAGAGATTTTGACCCTACTGTAACTGCTGGAATTGAAATAGAGATAGAACAAGGTGGTTATTTCATCATTACACAGGCTTCTAACGCAGCAACACCTAACTATATTATCACGGAGTAATCAATGGCAACAACTAAAGTATCAGAATTAGCAGCATTAACCGCAACAGATGGAGCAGAAGAATTACTCATTAATGATGGTGGCACTTCTAAGAAAGTTACCATTGATAATGTACTACACGACAATTCAATAAGAGCCGAACACTATGTAGATGGTAGTATTGCTACTGCTCATTTAGCAGATGGAGCAATTACAGCAGCCAAGATTGCAGATGGTACTGTAGTTGCAGCAGAGATAGCAGATAATGCAGTTACAACAGCTAAGATAAATGCTGATGCAGTAACAGGTGCTAAGATTGCAGACGATGCTATTGATTCAGAACATTATGTGGATGCCAGTATAGATAACGCACATCTTGCAGATGATGCAGTTGGAGTAGCGGAACTAAGTGCTACAGGTACAGCCTCTAGTACAACATTCCTTCGTGGAGATAACTCTTGGTCTGTTCCTATTGGTGGAGTAACAAGTGTTAATAGTGTAACTGGTGCTGTTACTGCTGCTAATATTGCTACTGCTGTTGAAGCTGCTAGTGATTCAAACACATTCACAGATGCTGACCATAGTAAACTTAATGCAATCGAAGCTAGTGCTACTGCTGACCAAACAAACGCAGAGATAAGAACGGCAGTTGAAGCTGCTTCAGATTCCAATGTCTTTACTGATGCAGACCATTCCAAACTAGATGGTGTAGCTGCAAGTTCAAACAACTATGTACATCCTAATCACTCTGGAGAGGTAACTTCTACTGCTGATGGTGCTACAGTCATCGCAGATAATGTAGTAGATGAGGCTAATCTTAAAGTATCAAATAGTCCTTCCAATGGATATGTCCTTTCGGCTCAATCTGGAAACACAGGTGGATTGACTTGGGCAGAGATTGCTACAGGTAATACAACATCAAATCCAATGTGGGAGATGGCACATACAGTCAGTTCAAACTACACAATGACTACGAATTATAATGGTGTTAGTGTTGCACCTGTAACAATCAATAGTGGGGTAGCGGTTACTGTGCCGACAGGCTCTACTTGGACAATAGTATAAAGGAGATATAGATGGCTAAAGTAAAAATTACAGGACACGCATCTGGCACAGGCATACTGACCGTTACCGCTCCTAATACTTCAACGGATAGAACGATAACACTTCCAGATGCCACAGG